ATTTATTAATATCCATATTTAATTTATCCCCAGTTCTATTGAAGTAGCTCCACCAGTAGCCACAGTTATATTGCCTATCTGTGCTACGGCTTGAATTCCTTTTTCGTTGCCAGAATATAAATCTATCCATGTTTCACCATTCCACAGCTGTAATTGGTTAGTAGAAAGATTCCATATGATATCGCCATTGTTAAATTTATTTTCATTACGTTGTGTTTCGTTTACCGATAGTGTTGCATCTATATCAACTCTATTTAAACTTAATTCTAAAACTCTTACTAAACGATTAAAAGTTTCAGAAGATATCTCTCCAATAGAAACAGGTAATTTAGTTTGTAAAAGTTTAGACATTACCTTCTACCATCAGGTCTAAAGTTTAATCGCATAGCTCCAACTCTAAAACCAACACCTTCAGTGCTTCCTGCTGCTCCATCATCATCGGACTCTATGCGTAAAACTGCTTGTCTGCCTCTAACTCTTGTATCTATTTTAGTAGTTGCTGAATCACAAATACTTGTTACTGCTGTTGTTAAACTTTCTCCTGGAAAATTCCTACGTTTTAAAACAACATTAACACTTTGTCCGCCATTTCCTGTTGAACCTGTTCCTGTAAATTTAATATCAGGAATAATTCTACTAATGAATTGAAAATCTTCTCCTCCTGGATCAATATCAAAATCACTTGACTCTATAAAAACATTAGTCATAGGATTACCGTCATTGTCATTACCTATTTCATGATTATATAAATAACCTACATCCGACGATGAAGATGTTGCTTTCGGATTATCAAAAATACCTTCGTCTATCCAAGCAGTTCTTGATAAAGTTCCTATAGTCCAAACGTTTTCTTCATAATTAAATACTACATATTTATCAATAACTGTTGCGTCAGCACTACAATAAAACCAACCGACTTCATCGAAAGCTTTATTCACAAAACCAAAAATTTGGTAAGCTTGGATTTCATTTACATCACTAAAAACATAGTCTTGTACGGTACAGGGTATTTCTTGAACAGCTCCGTTATATCCATAAAAACCTTTTTTATCCATCCAAAAAACACCTTTAGGACTATTTACCATTGCATTAGGACTAACTAAACCTATTCCTTCATTAACTAAATTTAAGCCGAATGTAAAAGGCTGTCCTATAAAAGACATCGAATATAAAGAAGTATCTGTCCAAACTAATATTTCTTGTTTAGCTCGAGTTGCCCCCACAATAGAAGAACCTGCAGATAATCTAAAAGAACCTGCAGTATTAGTAGCTAAAGGATTCCAAACAGCAGCGTTTTCTTGATCACTCCATGCAATAAACATAGGATCAATCGTTCCCGTTCTAGCAGTTCCTCCTGTATTTAAAGGATCAGCACCAAAACAAATAACGTGTCGATCAATATCTGAAACCATAACTTGTAATGCTTTTGTAGGAGCAAGATCAGCCCCCGATAAATCTGAAAGAGCTACTGCTCGAGTGGTCAAACCATTTGATTCATCCCAATAAAAAACTCCACCAAACCTAGGATTAAGTATTAAATCTTCACCAAAATTATCATGAGACCACAATCTTAACTGGTTAGCGAAACTAAGAGCAGTAGTAGAACCGAAAGTTCCTGCTCCCCATGTTCCTGCTCCCCAACCAGAAGAAGGCACATAAACATCTAGACCCACATTTAATTGATAAGCTGCATCCGTAGCACTACCTCCATTACCTGAATCACTAGCGTTTGCTGTAGCAGAAGCGGTAAACGTATAAGTATTTGCGGTAGGAATAGAAGTTATTTGATGTTCTTGGTTTAAAACAGAAGCAGTAATATTACCTCCTAAAGAAACCGCGTTAGAAATAGTTACAAAATCATTAACCACAGCCCCGTGAGCTGTGTCTGTTGCTGTTATAACAGCACTACCGTTAGTAGCTGAAAACGTTGTAACATTTTCATCAGTGGAACGTATAGGAGTTATATCGTAATAAGAAGTACCTGCTAAAACATAATACTTCCATGTCGTTCCTACGCCTAAATACTTACTACCGTCTAAAGCAACCCATCCATGTAATCCTCGAGCAGTTGATTGAAAAGAATCTAAACTAGATTTAGCCCAACCTCCTATTTTTTCAGGAAGACCTTTTCTAAAACGTATTAAATTAGAATCAAACCACCCACCTTCGTTAGAATAAGCAGTTCCTTCTTTATTGATTCCAGGCTGGAAAAGGAACTTTTGTAAAGGCATTTAACTCTCCTACAATAATTTATCGACACCTAAAGAAGCAGCAATCAAACCATATAAACCCCACAATATAAGTTCTAGTCTTTTAAACTTTGCTGAACCTTCGTCAAGACGTTTTTCTATATATTCGTAACGAACAGCACATTCTCTTTCATGGGCTTCTAGTTTAATTAATGCTTCTTTTGAAGTGGTCATAAGTTATTTTTGTTTAGCTTTGCCTATATTTAGTGCAAGTAATTCAATAACTTTGTAAAATTTACCCATCATTGCGTCATCTTTTGGTGTTGGAGTTAACGCACAGACTATCGATGCTAAACATACAATAGACGTAATAATTCCAAGCCATTCTCCTATCATTCCCATAATGTCCTCCCTTAAATCGGATGACTAAACATCCATTAACAAAACAATTAAAGCTATGAGCACTGAAACACCCACAAATAAATTAACTGCTAAATACATCATCTTATTGTCATTATAATGTAAAAATCTTTGTCCGCAAGTTTCTTTTGGCATAAACGATTCTTTGCTCGTAATTATTAAAATCTTTTGGATCTTTAAAATGTATATCACAAGCAATAGATAGCCTTGGTTGATCGTTTGTGTTCTCTTTTACCCCATGCCAGAGATGACAATCAATTAAATGCAGTTCACCAATTTTATTAGGAACATGACCATTATCATCATAAAAAGTAAAACAATCATCGGGACCTGATATAAAAATGTTACAAGCATAAAATATATTTTCAGGATGACCATGATTGTGCATTGCTATAGTTTCTCCTTTGTTTAAAACATTACCCCAACATTGAATCCAACATTCATCTTCATCTTGCATAATAGGTAAAGCAAATAACTTTTCTATTATGTTTACTTCAGGTATGTAATTTAAAAAATTATAATGTTCGTATCTTGAAGTTGTGCCTGAAAAATATTCTTTATGACTAGGCAACGCAAGTATTTCTTGTTCTTTTTCTAATAAAACTTTTTCTATAAACTTACATTCTTCTGTTGATAAGAAGTTTGGAATTTTTATGTGCATATATTTATTACGCTAGATAAAGCTAACACAATTCTATCTTTAGGTGTTACGCCATCTTCGGGGTGATGATATAAACCTGAGTGCCAAAGATACCATTTATTTATTTCAGGCTCTATCTTAAAGTCAGTAAAGTCAGTGCCTAGTTTTGTTGGTGTGATATACATTAAAGCAGAAAGCTGTAAACCTTTTTCTTTTTTAAAAGCATGGTTATGAACAATACTTTCTAGTTGCGAACCTTTAGGTGCGTAGTAACTCCATACATTCTTTTTAGTAAATTTAAAATTGTTTGTACCTAAGTAACTGTTAAAAAGATTCTTAATAGAATCATCTATAACTGTAAACGCTTGATTTATTTTTGGATCACTTTGTATTTTGGGATGTTTACATTTATTTTTATTACAACATTTATTCTCTTTGGTGTATTTAATTAAGTCTTGTTGAAACTTTTTATCGTTTACTTTAGCTATGTAGGGGCAGTCAAAAACTTCAACCATTGTTTGATGAATAAAATCCAGGCAATCCAAGCATCGGTCTACCATCAAATTTATTAAATTTAGCCTCTGGACTACTAGAGTCGTTGTAATGTAAAAATACTTGTCCGCAATCTTTACCTGTAAATGGTTCTCGCCAATGTTCTAAATCACAGGCACTATAAATTAACATATCACCTGCATTTAGTTTTATCTCAACACCTTTTTTACCTTCTTCACCAGATGGTTCTAAAAATATTGACCACTCATCTCCACCTAAATGCATAGTAGTAGATATTTCACATGATGATCTGTCTTTATGTCTAAATAACTCATCACCTTTTTTATAAAGTCTTGCGTAAGAATAAGTTTCAGTAAGTTTTATTTTTGTTTCTTTTTCCATAACAGGTTTAACTGTTTGTAATAAAGTGTCCATTGCTATATCACCGTAATGGGAATAAGTTTCAGGAATCATTTGATCGTTCCAAACACCAAAGTAATCTGTATATTGTGAAATATATCTATCATCAAATAAATGTCTTGCTACTGCTCTTTTGTTTAAAAAATATTGATAACAAAAATCTGCTAATTCGCTAGATATAGCATTTTTAATTACTAGATATTTATTTTTCTTAAAGCTCATCTAAATGGGTACCCTATATTCCAACACACTAAAGAGTTCCGTATTCCTTTAGTTACTGGTTTAACTCTATGCCAAACAAAAGATGGAAAAATAACCACGCTACCTTTATTTCTTATTTCTTCACATACTCTTGGTTGCGATGCTTCGTCTTGATTTCTAAAATCAAATTCTAAATCACCCCCTGCGTACTCATCAGGATCAGTAAGAGATACAGTCATACTAAGTTTTCTTAATTTACCATGGACATTTTGATTTTCAGGTTTGTTATAAGGTTCTTCGTATGAGTCGCAATGCCAGTCGTAAAATTGACCTTTTTTATATTCTGTAAATTGACAAGACTCACTATGATCCCATTCAAAATTCCATTCAGCATTTTTGTTTGCTAACTGTATGTATGGTTGTATTTCTCTATAGATCCACCTATCGTTCATCCATACAACATCAGACTTGCGTTTCTTTTGAATATTTTTAAGGTCTGAATTGGTTAAGTTGTCTTTATCAGCATTACCCGTAAGAGCCATTTCTTTATCTTGTTCTTTACCATAACGAACAATATCGTCACAGATTCTTTCAGGAATAGCTGATTCAAAGTACCAATAATAATATTTTAGATTCATCTTATCTTCTTTCTCATGAGAAGATAGTATAATTTAGATATGTTTTAAAATATAGAACAAAGATAAGTTGTTGTTATATCCAATCGTCAGCTTTAACTTGTCTAAACACTTGTCTCATATCCCAACAGCTTGATGCTGTTTTAACTTCATTTTCCTTGACGATTACAACTCCTGAACCACCATCTCCTCCATGCTTTTCAGGAAAATTATAGCTTGCTCCGCCACCACCTCCGCCTGTGTTAGCTGTTCCTGCTACACCAGTTCCAGTAGGACCAGCACCACCTGCTCCTCCGCCACCAGCACCACCTGATGATTGTGTTAGAGGTGCAAATCCTCCTCCACCACCGCCACCGCCTCTTGTGACATCTGAGCCTGAAATTGTTGAAGGTGAACCTGCTCCGCCATTACCGCCACCACCAGCAGAACCATTTGCTCCAGCAGCACTAGCACCACCGCCACCACCTGAATCTTCTTCGCCTGGTACTCCAGCAGCAGTAGCACCTGCTCCACCAGCATTACCCTGTGGAGGACTTGTCGGAGGAGTATTACCTGCACCACCTCCAGCATTAAAATAGCCACCACCACCTGAACCACCTGACCTACCTGATTTTGATGTTCCTGCAGGATCAGGATTATTTGCCCTACCTCCACCGCCACCTGCTGTAGATGTTAGTGGAGAACTTGCACCAAAAACTGTGTTATTACCATCTGCTCCTCTTGTAGCAGAAGTTGCTCCTGCTCCACCTGCTCCAATCGTAACTGGAACACCACTTGCTGGTATTGGATGGTCTGATATTTCTCGATAACCACCTGCTCCACCGCCACCTGCAAGCGTACCGCCTCCACCACCACCACCAGCTATAACTAATACATCTGCTACTGTAGATAAGGGTTGTGCTGTAAATGTACCACTAGAATTAAATGTAGTTATTTGTTGTGCTTGGGTAGTAACTGATTGTGCTGCTCCGACTAATCTAGGCATATTAACTTACCCAATTTCCTGCTTTTACATTATCGTATAAAGCCTCCATATTCCAAACACCGCCTGTATTTGAAACAAAACTAACTTCAGGCTCTTTAATAATAACCACGCCTGATCCTCCATTACCACCTGCGACTGGACTAAATGGTGGATTACCTAAGTCAGTTCCGCCACCGCCACCGCCAGTATTAGCAGTTCCGCCTGGATTTGGTGAATCTACAGGGTTTGATCCTGGTGCACCACCACCTGCTCCGCCTGCTCCAACAGCATTGTTTGTAAATCTTCCACAGCCACCGCCACCACCTGCTCTTGTGACAGGTGAGCCAGTAATAGAAGAAGCTACGCCATCTCCACCATCATAACCTCTTTGTGGGGGTGCAGGAGTTGGACAAGAAACACCTACTTCAGATGCTCCACCACCGCCTCCACCACCATTGTTTGATCCACCACTATATGCAGCAGCACCGCCATTAAAACCTTGACCTGATGTTCCTGTTCCGCCACCATTTGAATAAGAAGCACCACCACCTGAACCACCATTTCTCGGAGAAGTGGGGTGAGCTACAAAACCTGCTCCTCCACCACCGAGAGAAGTTATTGAATTAAAACTTGAGTCTGACCCACTTTTTCCATTAGCAGCTGCATCAACAACTCCACCTGCTCCACCTGCTCCAACAACAACTGGATATGGTGAGCTACCATTAACTGGACTTAATGATTCTGCAGATGCTCCGCCACCTGATGCTTCGCCTGGAACTGATGAACGATAGCCACCTGCTCCACCTCCGCCTGAACCTGCACCTTGAGTATCTCCGCCTCCGCCACCTGCGACAATTACATATTGTACTTGTGTAGTTCTAGCTGCTGTGGTTAATGTACCGCTTGAGTTAAAAGTAGTTATAACTGCGGATTGAGTGCCTGCTTCAGGTTCATAGTCTATGCCAATATATCCACCATTTGTACTAGCCATAGTTAGACCTCATTCCAAGCTTTACTAGAAGCATCCCATATATAATTAGTATCAGTTTCAGGATCAGTAGTTAAATCAATAGTTTCTCCTTTCCATCTTAAATTAGGTTCATCCCATGTTATCAAAACCGATAAACTATTAATTTCTGTTACTGTTGGATAAGGAACTGGTGCTTGCCAGTCATCGTTAGAATCTAAAGACCAAGAAGAATAAGGTTGAGGGCAAACAAATTTATCTTTAGTAGCATCATAAGTATATCCAACACCTGCGTATTGTTTTCTAAAATTATTATTGTAAGAAGTTTGTTTCCAAGCTACACCGCCTGTTCCATATGGAACGATAGAGGCTACAAAATTTTCTGCTTGGGCAGATTCATCTCCACCATTGGAATCTACATCTTCATTAGATATTACTATTACTTGTAATACTTCGTTGCTTGAATTAAGTTCTGCAAAGTGAGCCATAATTAAATACCTCCTTAAGCGTCATCTAGTTCTTCGTAACTAATGGTGTAAGTTAAATCTGAGTTAGCACTTGCACCACCTTCTAAGATGTCTCCTTCTTCAAGATAAATACTTGAGTTTTTATCTATTAAGACAAGAGTAGCATCTGCTGGAACAGCAATCGTTGATGCAAACAAAACTACCGAGCCACCACTTTTGATAACTCCCATTGTTACTGTTGCTGAGTTTGTACCATCAAT